GTACGGAGACGCCCTGTACGACCATATCATGAGGCGCACGAATAACATGTGTATGAATCGTATGTTCCTGTTCGCAAACTACGAGTACGGTGAGGAGTGCATCGAATACAGAGACTGCATCCTCCGAATCAAGTACGGCACCCTCCTGCCGGGCAGCGGTGTCAGCCTGATAACCGTGGACCCCATCACGCTCGAGATAGCCGAGTGTATGACGCTGCACAGCTAGACCGCGCCCGCATATGCCCCGTTTAATCTAAGTACCTGTTAACGATGCTTGCAATTCGTCCCGTTGTCTGCACCGCACAGCCCTTTAAGCCCAAGCCCAAGACTATAGTTCGCCCTCGTCACGTAAAGGAGTCTATTCAGCACGCCCGTCTCCTATGCCAGAACTTTGAGGACACTGTCGAGTGCAAGTTGGCGTGGGAGAAGGTGGAGGAGCTGTCAGCCGCCCTCAACGACCAGAAGAAACTGCTCGAGGAGGAGGCTCAGCGCTTTTCAGAGTACGAGGAGCGCATCTATGACCTCTGATGCGATACAGATTTTAAAACGAGGCGTCTATTTTTTTTTGGAATTCTATTTACACCGCTTATGGCGGCATCATGAGGGACCTCCAATACCATTCGTGCCCATACGTACAGGGCTATATCTACAGCATTATCATTGAAATATGTTCTAGCTTTTCCGATATTTAAATTTGTTATTGTTTTAAAATTCTTATTATGACTTCTTATAAATTCAGCAACACCTTTCGCACTCACTAGAGCATCTATATGAGACGCTCCCAACATATTACGATTCGCTTCATAGAGTCTGAGCTGACTTATATTCAGATTATGAAGAGAGTTTATATTATTATTTCGATATCTCGATTTCAAATTATTTAGTATAGTTTGTTTATTCATTACTTTATGTTTATATTTTTCTCTTTGGGCGGATGGGAGGGGGTGCGCGCGGGTTTGTAGACTTGCGGCCGTAGAGTGATTTGCCGTTTGTGCGGATGACGTATTTCCCCTTGATTGTCAGGTGGAACTGGCGACCCTTTCTGTTGTAGTAGGGCACTGGCAGGCGCTTGGCGACACCGGTACGTTTCATGAGCGCCTGACGACGCGTCATGGGTGCCTTGTTAACAGTCTGGTTCAGGAGTGCCGCAAAGCGACTCCGGGGTGCAGCCTGACGCATAAGAGCCTCGGACCGTTTCATTTATTTTAGGCGTAGATTTTGATTGGGGTCTGCGCGGGTGGCGTACCAGGCTTTGGGCGCCTTTTTCTTGGTGACGAGTACATATTTATAAACTCTGGCAATGGCCCACTGAGGGGCAGTGGCGCCAGGTCGGCTACCGCCAGTCTTCCAGGCTTTGAGGCCGCGGTCGTAGACGGTGTTCAGGGTCGAACGCGAGATTCCAGTCCTTCTCGCTATCGCCTCTTTGTTAAACTTGAGTCCTGGGTAGACTTTGTGGAACTGGAGGGTCCACTTGGATTTGCGCTTGGTTGCAACCTTGTTCGACTGACCGAGGCGCAGTTTGGAGTAGGGCACTCTGCGTCGCTTCAGAAGTTCTTTTTCGCGTTTCTTTTTCATGGGTTTGGACAGACCTGCAAAGTAGCGTTCAGGCCAGGTGAACGCAAGCTGTATGTGACGCGGTGGCATTAATATTTAGAAATATTTATAATTCAGATTCATCTGGGGAACCTCCCAAGAGTATGGCATCTGGACAGGGACTGGGCGCTTGGTCTCCACCTCGCACGAGAGGGACTTGCACTGGGGGGCCTGACGGCTACGGCGCTGGAAGAGCACAAACAGTATGACAACGAGCAGGGCAACCAGAAGCCACTTCATTTATTGTTCAGCAACTTTTTTTTCTAAAATAATAATATGCCGAATAACAACAGACCTAATGTTAACGCGGCCGCGAGACGACTTGCTCTGGCTCTCGAAACGAGACTACGTTTACACGAAATAGGATATTCTAATAAAACAAATATTTCCAAAGCAAATGCTGAAATTAAAGCAGCCCAAAAAAATCTAAAAAACGCATGGGCTCGTCTTGGAGTGAATTCATCAAAGTTCCTCACTGCCAAATCTCGCTGGTAAGGATTTTGTTATAATGTAGTAGTATGGCTCAGTCAGCCGCAGTGACTGCACTGAACACAACAAGTAAATTTGATGACTTTATTGTTAATAAAGAATCTATATTTAGACCCAGGATACGTCAGCACACACACTTTACACAGGTTCACCGCGTGACCAAACTTCCTGGCACTAAATTCATAGGTCAGACTGTCGAAATTATTCTGAACCCGAAGGAGCTCGGTGACCTCATGACCAACGCCTACTTGGCTCTGACCATGCCGGCGTTACCTACAGGGAATAATTATACAGAATTTATAGGCCGGGCAATAACTCAACACATAGAGTTATCTATAGGTGACCAACTAATAGAAAATATAATAGACGATTGGTACATCATCCGGGACCAGCTCTTATTGGATGCAGACGAGAAACTTGCTCTCTATAAGTGTATAAATAATGGTCAGGCTCCGGGTAGCCCTGTAACAGCCACATCTCCTTTTGAGATTATTGTACCACTTGAATTATTTTTCTGTCGTCGTGACAGTCATGGAGCTAATGCAAGTCAGCGAGTGGAGACTCCTCCGTTACCTGTATGTGCTATTAACAAAAAAATTTCTATAAAATTCTTTTTCAGGGCACAGACATGGTTCACAAACTATACGACACCTATAGAATTTCAGAATCCGAGACTCATCACCGAGGAGATAATACTGTCAAAAGAGGAGAGACTTTATTATAAGGGTATTAAACAGCACATAATAATCAACAAGGCTGTGAATGAGGCTGTTACGAGTTATAAGGATGGGAAACCCGAACAGTACTTTACGGCCGACTTTCCTGTAACTATGATGACATGGCTTATTCGCAACAATCTCTTTGAGAATAGCAGTGACAATACGTATTACGCTTCACGGTACGCTTATGGCTACAGTACAAAGTACTTTCAGACGTCTTCGAACCTCGCCTTTTTTGACGGAACAACATTCAAATATCTGGATGCTTTGCAATATTCTGATATTTACATCAATAACAGAAATATAATGGGTACGTTTGCAACGGGTCCTTTTTATCAGTTCAAGCAGCCCATGGACCACGGGTTGAGCATCCCGACAAAGAGTATCTATATGTACTGTTTTGGCAAGTCACCGAAAGAATACAATCAGGGTGGTTACCTTGATTTTTCAAAATTGAATTCCAGTACAAGTAAAATTGTCATGACATTTAATCCGGCTTATGCACCAAACATACAGACTAATTTCAAGATTAGTATATTTTATTATGGATATAATGTTCTTGAGATTGCGAATGGGTCTGCTAAAATAATATAAAATAAATGATAGGATGACACTACAGCTTAGTGTCCGGGGGGAACAAGACGTGTACATATCTGGAAAACCAAGTATCACTTATTTTTCCAGTATGTATAAGCGAACTACCCCATTTCTGACAGAGTATACAGAATTTCCTTTTGATAATAATGTCCTCAAGTCGATGGGTTCGACCGCCATTATAACCATACCGCCAAAGGGAGATATTCTTACAGATATTTGTGTCAGAAATATTTTTTCAAAATTGTATCCGACGTCACTTACTGGATATTACTATGGTCAACTTATCACAACTAAGACGTTCAGTGCTTATGCCGTAACAGCATCCGGAACGGTCATTCTACTTCTCCAGACAGTTATAACAGGGTTATATTACAGTACAATAAATTTACTTAATTGGACTCTCCCCCAAGTTTCTGATATAACTTTGACATACTCTGGAACTGGATTCACTTTTTCTACACAAAATTCTACTTATAAAACTTTGAGTTTTAAGGATGAAGACAGTGCTTCATTTTTTGGATTTAATATTTTGACACTCACTGCACCAGTTATCGGCACAGGTATTATAGCGTCGTACAATTTTTCACAATCCGGCTATACTGACCCATCATTTACATTAGTCGGAGCTATACCCACTCCAGTATCCAGCTATTGTTTGATAAGTCAGGATTCAACTGATATATATATAATCACCGGCAGCGAAACTATACAAAAATATATAGTATCTTCCGGAACTGCCGGAACAACTTATACTACGGGTGCGCCCGCCGGATACACCACTATTATACAGACAGCGACAGACTTTAACCAGACTCTTTATGTTACTCTTTATGTTAACGCGTTAGTAACTTCGGCTTTTTCACGTATAGTATCTATAAATACAACAACGGGGGTTGTAACTGCCGTCACTGATAATACAGTATGGGCCGGGGGTTCTAATAACTTATATTTTAATAGTATCGCATATGTAAACGGTAAATTATTTTTCACCGTATCCGACGGAAACTTTTCATCCAAGACTATAAGATGTTTAACTGTTACTAGTTTTTCTACAAATTTAACAAATGTCCAAAGATTGAGAGGAATTGCAGGTAATCCACTACTCTACGCAACTAACGGTAGTTTACTCTATTCTGTGAACACGACATCTGGTGCTACAACCTTTATTCTTGATGCGAAAGATAGTCTACTGGATTTTATGTTGACCACAAATTCTATATTTGTATCGTACGGTAGCCATTCAACACTTGATATTGTTGTTGTAAGTAAGATAACTATAAACAGATACGACCTTAGTGGAAATTTTATGAGCAGTTATGTAATAAAGTCTGGGGTTCCAGCTTATTCTTTTGCTTATTTCGGAACTACCATATATACCGCCATGGGGAATTCTACTATATATTCTAAAAATGTGACCACTTTTACTATACCAATATATTCAGTGAGTTCGGGGATGACGCTTGAGCAATCTGGGTGGATTCCCGGTTTTTCGCCGATTGTTTACCCGGATGGTACTAGCCCATACTGTTATATAGATTCTTATCCACAGATGTTGATTAAAGAGGCGCGCCTGTATCTTGGCAATCAGCTTGTCAGTCGTATTTCAGGTGACTATATAAAACTACTAAATGACTATAACACGGGTTACGAGAATAGAGCAGGTCTTAATATTATAAATGGGATGGGTGATACATCAGTTAAATATGCGCCGTCGACAACACTGACAAGCCTTCCGTTTGGTATAAAAAACATACCGATAACAGCCATCTATCGTCAGAGCACACAAGTTCAAATTGATTTTGGTGATATTTCAAGTGTTTTAAATGCACCTACGACCAATCCACTCTATGTTACGTCGTCTTATAGCCTCACTCAGATGAGTAATATTTTGAGTGTTCCGACTCTACAAGCTCAGAATATATACTCTTATTCGAATACTCTGATAATAACTGAGAATGGTCCGTATATAACTTTTTTTAATCTGAACAAAGCCATAACAGACCCTACAGCTTATACGCGTAGAGTGAATATCAACAGTTTAACTTATTCAAGTGCTATAATTGGTGGATACATGTACAACTACAGCGGGTACTATGCGAACCGTATACTCATGTCAGACTATCTGAGTTTGACTGGGCTGCCGACTACGTCAACTACACCCATATGGGCATATGGAACTCCAGCTATATATTCGGTCATGTCTGTTCTAAATGATATTAGATATGTTTACTATGTCTTGACGGTCGGTTCTGAAAAATTAACAGCTACTGGTAAATATGCGACACTTACGTCTTATGTAAGCATTGGGAGTGGATTTTATAATGTAGCCATTACATTTTACGGAGTAACGACAGCGACCACAAATGGAGCTTATTCAGAAATTATAAATAAAGTATCTTCAAGAGGTTCGTTTCCGTCAAGTGGTTACAATACATATAGTTGGTCCGGTGACATTCTTTATGCTGAATCAACAGATGGTACGAATTGTTATGCTACGGCTCGTTGGGGCTTTGGTGGAGAACCTCCTGCCGAACGTGTTTTTGGGACAGTCGTCGTTGTGAGATACGACACGTCGGCTGATTTCAATTCTATAAGTTCTTATACTTTTAATAATGATTTTACTAATATCTATGTCCCATATGGCGGTATCCCGTTGAGATTTCCTGTTGCATATCCTACAGTATCTAATAACACTCTTCGCGCTTTTATAGATAATTTTAATATTTATTGCGTGGTTACGAATCAGACGACATATGTGCTAGGAAACACACCAACAATGTATATAATAAATATAGTGGCGTTTACTCCTTCTTTCCTGCCAGTCTATACTGGTGGTCTTAGTTTGCCTTACCTGAACGATGGGTCTTATATTTATTTTTCTGTTTATAATAGCGGCACAATAATACGATTTAAAATTAATACAAGTGTCGAAATTGGGTCATCTTGGGATTTGTTCGATTTGTATGCTAATTTTCCAAGTGTTTTTAACTTTAATGCCGAATTTATTAAACAGTTATCTCCGGGTACATTCGACGGAAGATATATTTATTATTCCGGGACCTTGACGGGAAGTGCGGCTTCACCAGTCATTCTAAGATATGACACGTCAAAGCCATTTACACAAGCTAGTGCATATTCGGCCGTCATAAAACAATGGAAAAATAATAGCAATTTTGTGACGGATTCTGGAACTATTATCACGGGTGTCAATTTTTCAAAATATTCTCCTAACGCTTTTATATTTAGCCGGTCGACATCTACGGCTCAGATGTTTGTATTTATGAATAATATATCTGACCCAACAAATACTAATCAACTCTCTGACATACTTCAGTTTAATACTGGACAGCTCGACGAGACGTACACGTTCACACCGACCATGCTCCTCGAGTACGCATATGTCAACACGGCCGAACAACAATTTTTCAGAAAATATCCACAAAATATCGTCTACGAAATATTACAAACAAATAAATTCAGAGTGAAACCAGGTACGTCGTCTCTGCCACTTACATTATTAAACCCTACAAACGAAATTTACATTTATTCAAATACTTATTCAAATATAAATAGTTTTCAGATGTTGTTAAATGGAGAAACGCTGTTTACGCTTAATAATACATATCTTCGTAGTATAGAACCTATAGAAACAAGCGCGGTTACACCTTTCTACAATACATACATGTACAACTTTTTATTCCCAGTAAATATGTCACGTGTCGGTACTAAATCACTCACTATCAGTCAGGGAGCCACTACAACGATAATTGTCCACGCAAAAACTCTGAATATTCTTGTGATTAAAGATGGGCTCGCGGGCGTTTTATTTAATTATTTGGAATATGTAGTATGACGACATTAGCAAGTCTTGGGTCGTCAGATAAACTTGTACCAGGTGAATTTGAACAAAGTTATTTCATTGAAAAATATCAAAGAAAAACACAGTATAGTGTTCAGGTTCTGCCCCTTATCCCTGACATACAGGTCAACTTTGGTGAAGAGGCTACTATAGAGATACTCCAGGAAGGAGATATTATAAAACTATTATATCTCCAGTTTACGTATCCAAACAGCCAGCCCTCGTCAGTATGTGACAGTTTCGGTACGTACATGTTCAACTGGGTCCAACTTGAATACGACGGTCAGGTGATAGAAAGAATAGATGGAGAATTTCTCGAAATGATGAATGACATTTCGATACCTTTGGCAAAACAAGGCACGTTGTCCAACCTTACAGGGAAATACATGACAAGTAACTTGGCCACGTATTATGTAAACTTGCCATTCAGTATTCTAAAAACAGGTTTACCTGTATGTGCTCTCAGACTAAACCCACTTTTAAGAATTAATTTAAGAAATTTTTGGGAAGGGTGCCCGACCGCATCTAGCATAAACCCTATATTCTCTTCTACCCTTCTATGTACTTATGTATTTCTAGAAGAAAATGAAAGAAAATATTTTATTAACAAAAAATTAACATATATTTATGAGCATTCTCAACGTATAGACGTCGATGCTGGCTATGCAAATTCTGTATCAGTATTTACTGAATTTCAAAATCCAACAAAAGAATTATACATTGTTATTAAAGATAAAACAGGGAACGCGTACACATGGAACAACACATTCATAGGGGGTGACCAGTTGGCATCAATGAGATTATTGCTGAACGCGTCAGAGATTCTTCCTTACGATATAGGCACACCTCTGTTTCTTCGAGGATTACATGGTCTCGACTCGCACACGAGATGTCCGGACAGATATTTCTACATGTACAATTTATGTCTGTCCCCCGAGAGCATGTCGCCATCGGGCTCGATAAACATGAGCTGCGTACGTCAGCAATTTGATATTAACATGACGAGCTCACTCTCGGCACGACTCATCAACCTGTATTCAAAGTGTTACAATATATTACATATTCAAAAAGGTAAGCTGGTTGTCAGATATCCAGTCCCTTTTGAAACATCCGGATACATATTAAAGAGTCTACAAACACAATCGTTTACACTTAATAATCCGGGTAGCGTAAGAGTGTTCACTAATAGTACTTATTACACCACTGCGGCCGCTACATACACATTTCCGCTTGTAAATGTGACGAATAACATAGTTCCACAGTGGAGCTATCCGAACATAACGGGAATAACATGGATTCCTTCAAACACGAGTCTTATTCTAGTAGCAGCATCGGGTCTTTCAATAACTGGTCAGACTGTATCGATTACGGCTGGATATGGCAC